TTCAATCAACCCCTCAACGTTGTATGTACATCCGGTGAATGTTCCGGATGTTCTTATGGTTATGGCGGTGCTGGCCTTGCTTCGTATTTGCAAATCCACGCTTGGGTACGGCACTGCGCCGCAAGAAGGACTTGTATTAGGTGTAACAATGTGGTATACTATATGTATAGACTGTAAATTTATTTACATAAAGGAGATTTGATGGCAGCAGGTGCTTATAGGTATGTTAGGGCAAAGACCAAGGTAGCTAAGGGTAATAAAAGTTATTGGGCAGAATCAGTAAAACAAAAAGCTGTTGAACTTTTCACGAAAACAGGCAGTGCTTCTCTTACAGCCAGGGAATTAAATATTCCTATAGATACAATGAATGGTTGGAAAAAGAAGGACTGGTTCAAAGATGCGGTTGCCACTAAACGTAATGAACAAATAGAACTTCTAGATAGTAAACTAACAGAATCAATTGATGAAGCTATCCTACAAATACAGGACAGGCTCAAGAATGGTGATACAGTATACAACCAACGCACAGGTAAGTTTACACAGGCCCCAGCCAAACTCAGGGATTTAAACAGTGCGTTTAACTCACTTGTTGATAAGCGCCAGCTTATTCGCAAACTACCTACAAAAATTACAGAACAACAATCAACAGCAGCACAACTACAAAATCTAGCTGAACAGTTCCAACAATTTGTTACTGGTAAAATAAAAGAAGAGGGTGTAGAGCAACTAGTAGATCGCGTGATCGAGGGTGAGACTGTTGAACAAGGAGAGGATGGTAACTGGTATGTTAAGTCCTAAAGATTATATTGAATGGAACAACCCAGGTGATGTTATTTATGAATATTTTGATAGGTCTCTATGGAACATAAGCAATGTAAAAAATGCGGGGATACCAAACCACTTCATGAATTTTCCAGAAAAAACGCTACTGGACGTAAACCTGGATACCAACCTAGATGCAAAGCTTGTGCTGCCACCGATACAAGAGAATGGAATGTAGCCAATAAAGATTCCCAACGCCAACGCTATCTAAAGAATCAGTATGGAATCTCAGAAGAGTTTTATAACGAACTGTTTGAATCTCAACAAGGTAAATGTCGTTTGTGTTATCGTGAATTAAAGACACAAGGACTTGGCCCCAGCCGCGCAGTAGTAGACCACTGCCACAAGAATGGACATGTACGAGGTATCCTCTGTAACGAATGTAATCGTGGACTTGGATATTTCCACGACAACATAATGGCACTTGAAAACGCCGTTGATTACTTGAAGGAGAACTAATCATGCCTTTTATGAAAAATGGCAAGAGAAACTATAAAGCGGAGTTAGAGTGGGAACACAAAAACAAAAAGACTCGAGTGAAAGACAGAGCCCAACGCAACGCCGCGAGGGCAAAAGTGGCTGCTAAAAAAGGCGTGAAGCCTACCAGTCTCAATGGAGATGTGGGTCACAAGAAAGCAGTATCCAGGGGTGGTAAGAATGGTCTTGAAAACTTGTTTGTACAAAACCCCGGGGAGAATAGGTCCTTCCGGCGTAACGCTAAAGGAGCGATGGTAAGTGAGCGAAGCAAGCGAGAATCCAAAAAAGGTTAAGTTTCCAAAACTCAATGCACAGATATTAGAAGGCTTTGCAAGTTCATGCCTAACTCCATACTATGACGACGCGGTTCCCTTCGCTGACTTTCACCGCGAGTGGTGGGAACTTTGCTGCTCGTCTGACAAGTTTGTCGCTGTTGCAGCTCCACGAGGACATAGCAAATCTACTACAATCACCATCTCTTACACCCTTGCAACTGTCCTGTTTAGAGAGAGACGTTATGTACTTATTGTTGCGGATACTGAAGCACAAGCTGCCCTCTTCCTCGGAACAATAAAACAAATCCTATATGACTCCAGCCAGATACATCAGTTGTTTGGTATGGCTATGGGAGAAAAAGGGGTTGAATTTGTCAAAGACACCGAAACCGACATTATCGTTAAATTCACAGATGGAGACTCTTTTAGAATCGTGGCAAAAGGAGCAGAGCAGAAACTACGCGGTATGCTCTGGAATGGTCAGAGACCAGATCTTATTGTTATCGACGACCTCCTCAACGAAGAACTTGTTGCAAATAAAGACCGTCGAGATAAGTTACGACGATGGGTCTACGGTTCGCTTATCCCCTGCCGCAGCACGCGTGGCATTATTCGGTGGGTAGGTACCGTAATGAATTTGGACGATCCGTTCTGCTCTCTGATGCCAACGGAAACCGCCAAAGACACGATCATTGAGGATCTCAAGGTCTGGTCTAAGAAAAAGAAGGGTATGTGGAAGTCTGTAAAGTACATGGCACACACCTTGGACTACAGTAAACTCCTGTGGCCCCAACGAAACACTGTCGCATACTTCAAAGAACTCAAGCATGACTTTGAAGAACAGGGTATCCCTGAGGTTTATGCCTGCGAAATGCTCAATAACCCCGTCGATGATAGCATTCGCTACTTCAAACGCGGGGATTTCCTGTCTATGACTACTGAAGATCGTAGAAAGGATCTAACTTTCTATATCACTGCTGACTTGGCGATCTCACTGAAGGATAGAGCTGACTATACGGCTATTCTGGTGGGTGGGATGGACTCAAACGGACAACTGCACATCAAAAACTGCATCCGCGAGCGCCTATCTGGTGATGAAATCGTAGCAACTCTTATCTCTTTGCAGAAAATCTACAACCCATTGGCGGTTGGTATTGAGGATACACAGATTTCCAAGGCGCTTGGCCCATATCTAAACAGGACAATGCAGGAAACTGGCGTATACATGAACCTCTTACAATTGAAGCCACATAGACAAGACAAGCTCCAACGAGCGAGGTCGATACAAGCGCGTATGCGCTCTGGGATGGTCAAGTTCGATAAAGAAGCTGACTGGTGGCCGCAGTTTGAGGACGAGTGTATGAGCTTCCCTCGTGCTAAACACGATGACGTTGTAGACGCTCTGTCTTATCAAGGTATCCTGATTGATCTGATGTCAGAAGGTTTGACAGAAACAGAGATTGAGGAGGAATACTACGAGGAGGAATATAAACAATCAGGTCATGGCGATGTTGGCCGTGACGCAATAACAGGATACTAAGCATGATTGAATTTAAGTTTAAGTTGGATAAGCTACTATCCTCACAAAATATTGCAGAGGACATGGATGAGGATCAGTTGATCCACATTGCTAACCTAGTTGATCAAGGATACCAAGCAGACTCTACCTCCCGTAAACACTGGGAGAAGGATCTCAAGACTTGGACGGAACTAGCCCTGCAGATTGCGGGTGAAAAGTCCTTCCCTTGGACTGGTGCAGCAAACATCAAATACCCCCTACTCGCAACGGCCGCTATGCAGTTTGCAGCTCGCGCCTATCCTACCCTTGTACCCAGCAATGGACAGGTGGTTAAGTGTAAGGTGATCGGCGCAGACCCTACGGGCGAGAAGGCTAACCGTGCTAAGCGGGTTGGAAAGCACATGTCGTATCAGGTCATGGACCAGATGGACGATTGGGAAGAGGATATGGACAAGCTCCTTATCACCCTGCCTATCGCTGGTACATGCTTCAAGAAGACATACTTCGATCCTTCCAAGCAGCGTAACGTCTCCAAGCTGGTGCTACCAAAGACCCTTGTTGTAGACTACTACACGAGGAACATCAATGATGCTGAACGTATTACTGAGGTCTTTTACCTATCTAAGCGTAAGGTTACAGAACGCATTAATCAAGGTATTTACTGTGATGTTGAGCTGGGTGATCCTACAAGTTATGCTACGGACCAACTCACGAGTGTTAACAATACGTTTCAACGAGCAGTAGCCGATGATGATACAACGCCTTACACAATGCTGGAGCAACATACTTATCTCGATCTTGATGGAGACGGGTATCCCGAACCTTATATTGTAACGCAGACAGAGGACACTAAAAAGATCCTCCGCATCGTTGCACGATTCAATGAGGATGGAGTCTACGTTAATGATAAGAACAAAGTTGTCTCAATTGACGCAATACAGTATTACACAAAGTATGGCTTTATTCCTAATCCTGATGGAGGTTTTTACGATATTGGTTTTGGTCGATTACTAGGCCCATTAAACAATTCTGCTAACACCATCATCAACCAGCTTGTTGACGCTGGCTCACTGAGTAACCTGCAAGCAGGCTTCATCGGTAAGGGCCTACGTATCAAGATGGGTGAGTCGCGGTTCAGCCCGGGCGAATGGAAAGCTGTTAATGCTGTCGGTGACGACCTCAAGAAACAGATCTTTCCCCTGCCTACCCGCGAGCCCTCACAAGTTCTATTCAATCTACTGGACCTCCTACTTAAGTCAGGCAAAGAACTGGCTTCAGTTGCAGAGATCTTCGTAGGTAAAATGCCGGGTCAGAACACTCCCGCTACTACTACGATGGCATCCATCGAACAGGGTATGAAAGTGTTCACTGCTGTCTATAAGCGTGTATATCGCTCACTCACGTCCGAGTTCCGAAAGATTTACAAGCTTAATAGAGAGTACACTAACCCAGAGGAATACATTGCAGTCATTGACGAAAAAATCCAACAGTCAGACTATATGGGCCCAGAGGACGACATTATCCCTGCGGCAGATCCAGCGAGCGTTTCTTCACAAGAGAAGCAAGCGAAGTTGCAGTCCATCATGCAGATTATGCAGATGGGCACAATTGATCCAATGTGGTTCACCAAGCAGTACCTAGAAGCACACGAAATTCCTGATGCAGAACATGCACTACGTCAGCCAAGTCCACCACCTCCTGATCCAAAGCTCGAAGCTATCAAGGCCAAGGGCCAGCTAGATCAACAGAAGGCACAGATGGACATGCAGATGGCGCAGGCTAAGCTACAGATGGAAGGCGCTGCCAAAGAGCAAGAGATGGCAATGAAAGCTGCAATGACCAGAGAGCAATTGAAGGCCAAGCAGATGGAAGCTGTATTGAAAGCTAAAGCAGCACAAACGGAGATGGCTAGCAAAGCTGCCATGAACCAACAAGCCATGGGCCAACAAGCTCAAGGGCACCAACTCAAGATGGTACAAGATCATCTGACACATCAGCAAAAGCTAAAGCAGATGGCACAACAACCTAAACCCAAGGGGGACACTAAGAAATGAGTGTGATTAAAGCGCAAGATTTCTACGACTGGAAGAAGAACGATGTAACCAAAGCATTCATGTATGCCGCTAAAGAGCGTATCGACGATGCAATGAATGTTCTATCCACTACCGCAGGACTCAACGCAATTGAAGACAACTACATGCGCGGATTCATCCAAGCATACCGGGAGTTAGAAGACTTCCGAATCGACGACCTAGCAGAAGAGGAGCAACCATTTTGATTATCCCCCTGCTACACACAATTCTCGTTAAGCCAGAACAAGTGGAGACTAAGACCCAAGGCGGGATTATTCTTCCAGAGATGCTAACGGAGAAGGAACGGAAGGCCGTTGAGCGAGGTACAGTAGTTAGTGTTGGACCAAGAGCTTTCATCGACTATGGTAGAAGTCCTGATATTCTGAGTAAGGGTGACGTGATTACGTATGCCCGCTACGCAGGTAAGGAAATCAAAGACGGTGAAGACACATATCTATTAGTGAACGACATTGATGTGTTGGCACTGATTAAGGAGACAGAATGAGCGAAGAACTCGAACCAGTTCAAGTAGAACAAACCGCAGAACCAGTAGTCGAAACTACCCCTGCCCCACAACAAGCCCCCGTATATGAGGACAAAGCCCGAGAACAGGGTTGGGTTCCTAAGGAAGAATGGACAGGCGATCCTGACAAATGGCGTCCCGCACGAGAATTCGTGGACCGTGGTGAACTGTTTAGTAAGATCGACACCATGGGCAAGGAACTAAAGGAAGCCAAGAAGACCCTAAAGATGATGCAAGAACATCATGCCAAGGTCAAGGAGTCCGAGTATAATCGAGCAGTAAGCGATTTGAAAGCGTTACAAAAGAAACATCTAGAAGAAGGCAATTCTGATGGCTATCTAGAAACCACAGAACTTCTCACAGACATCCGTGCCGAACAAAAGGCGCGAGAGGCAGTGGCACAAGCTATCCCTACTGGACCAGATCCACGCTTTGTCGAATGGACAAAGAATAATGAATGGTACGTTAAGGATAAGGAGATGCACGAATATGCAGATGCGGTGGGTCTAGGGTATGCCCAACAGCACCCCAGCCTGTCGCCAGAAGAAGTTCTAACTTATGTAACACATCAGGTGAAAGGCCGTTTCCGCGAACGGTTCCTTAATCCTAATAGAGCCAAACCTTCCGCAGTGGAAGGCTCAAATACAACTGGATCACCACGCAAGGGTTCAATTGAATTAACAGAAGAGGAGCGTAAGGTGATGAACACCTTCGTTCGTGCTGGCGTTATGACAAAAGAAGCATACACAGAAGAAATTAAAAAGCTTAGGAGCAAGTGAACATGACTGATGAAAAAACAATCATTCGGGAGATTCCCGCTAAACATCGCAAACAGCGTGAAGAGCGCACCGGCCGCAAGCCGTTATTCCAACAAGGACCACAAGCAGTGTCCGGGGAGTTGGACCCAAACTTTCAGTATCGCTTCGTGAACGATACGGGAAGTCGCATCGCAAACTTCCAAGCTGCTGGTTATGAGTTCGTTGAGGACGCAGACCTACGTGTTGGAGATTCTCGTGTATTTGATCCTTCTTCCCAAGGTTCGGCCAAGGTTGTCACAAGCAACGATGGTAGTAAGGCATTCCTCATGCGCATTCGCAAAGAATGGTACAATGAAGACCAAGCTGCCAAGATGGAACGAATTAAGGAGCAGGAAAACGCAATGAAACAAACTGCTTCTCAAGGCTTCACTGGCTCTATTAAGACCAGTTACTAAGTAAGTCAGGGGGAGCTATTAACTAAAAGGAAATTTAATGGCAACTTTTCAATCTAAGAAGGGCGGTTTCAAAGCTGTAAAGCATCTGAACGGCTCCCCTTATAATGGTGCTGCAAACATTTATAGTGTTGCATCTGGCACCCTAGTTCCCGGTGACGTTGTTAAGCTTGACGGTACGGCTACCACCAAAGGTATCCCAACTGTTGTAGCTGCAACTTCTGGTGCTTCTGAACTAATCCTCGGGGTCGTCGTCGGCCTCGTTAACGTGAAACTCGATCCAGTCTTTGGTACGATGACTACTGGTACTATCTCTCTAGACACCCCACAGGTGGCTGGTGTTGGTGCTTATGTTCTCGTTGCTGATGCTACCGATGTTATCTACTCTGTCGAGAAGGCATCCTTTGCCGCTACCGATATTGGTCTCAACCTTGACATCTCCGGCGCTGCCGGTGGTAACTCTGTTGGTGTCTCCAATGAAATTCTAGGTACTGCCTCTACTGGTGCTACTTGGAAGGTTATTGGCCTAGACCTAACCTATCAATCACTAGTTGGTGGTGCTTATGCTCAACCAGCTCCCGGTGATTCTAATGTTCGCGTTCTTGTTGTTGCTAACAACGCAAGCTACAATACGCCTACTGCTGCAGTTTAAGGAGATTAAATAATGTCAGGTATTATCACTTCCAGCTCGTTTGCCAAACTACTCTGGCCCGGGCTAAATGCAATTTGGGGTAAGGAATATAACGACTATCCTGTAGAATGGGACAAGCTATTTGAGAAGAACACCTCAGATCGCGCCTATGAAGAGGACCTCGGTCTAAGCTCTTTTGGTCTGGCTAACGTCAAGACTGAAGGTGCCCCAATCACCTATGACACTGAACGTCAAGGTTTCACTTCTCGTTACAACCATGTCGTGTACGCACTCGGCTTCATCGTTACTCGTGAGATGTACGAAGATGACCAGTACGGCAAGATCGGCGGTCAAAAGGCTAAGGCGCTTGCGCGTTCTATGCGTCAGACCAAAGAGACTAATGGTGCTAACATTTACAACCGCGCTTTTGACTCCAACTATGTTGGTGGTGACGGCGTATCTATGGTTAACGCTAACCACCCCAACGTGGCTGGTGGTACCTTCTCTAACCAGATTGCTGTAGCCTCTGACTTGTCAGAAGCCGCACTTGAGCAAGCTGTTATCGACATCGCCGGTTTCCGTGATGATCGTGGTCTCCTCATCGCTGCAAAGCCTGAGAAGCTCGTCATTCCTTATCAGCAGCAGTTCGAGGCTAAGCGCATCCTTGGTGCTGATGGCCGTGTTGGTACTGATCTAAACGATCCAAACGTTCTGAAGGACCTCGGTATCTTCTCTAACGTTGTCATCAACCATTACCTCACCGATGCTGATGCTTGGTTCATTCTGACCTCAGTTAAGGATGGCGTTAAGTACTTTGATCGTCGTGGTGATCAGTTCGAGATGGATAACGATTTCGACACTGAGAACGCCAAGTTCAAGGCAACTGCTCGCTACTCATTTGGTTGGTCTGACCCACGCGGAGTGTACGGCTCACAAGGAGCCTGATCATGGGTGCATTTGGTGTTGGTCCTCAAGGTGTTACAGTCCAGTCACCCCCAGCACGGGAAACGCTAAGCAAGGTAGGCATTATCACAGCCACAGACGGAGCCACGGGCTTCGCGGCTTTCGGCCTACCTAAGTACGCTGTTCCTGTTGGTGTGTATACTATTTGTAATGGTGCAAATGCTACTCAGACAATCTCTGTTGGTTATACCAATGGTGGTGCTGATCTGATTAGTGCGTTTGCTCCAAACTCATCTGGTTATACCGCTGCTGGTGTCGCTACTGGTACTCAGGTTGGTGTTCAGCTTACTGCGGATAAACTTGTTTATCTCAAGGCAAGCGCCACACTAACCAATCCTGTAATTGTTAAAGTAGAGTATTGGATTCCCCCACAGGGTCTACCTCTCTAAGTAACCCGATAGGGGTAGTTGTGTAAAAGCTTCTACCCCTATTTTTTTAAGGAAAAAACTATGCCTTCTCGTGGCGCACATCTATCAGCTAATGCAACAGTAACCGCACATGGTGCCGTACCTGTTGTTCTAGGCACTACCGAAATTCCAGTCACCCGAGCCCTGTATTCAGGTAGCGGCGGTGACTTTGTTGTTGTAATGGCCGATGGTCAATCTGTTACCTTTGTGGGTGTTCCAGAAGGAGTCATCATGCCAATTCAAGTATCACAAGTGAATGCGGGTACTACAGCAACTAATATTGTAGCACTGTACTAATATGTTCATGGGTCTATCTATGGGCATTAATAGGCCCAAACAAATTATAGGACAGGCAACAGGCCCAACCATCTGGACGGGTAGTTATAGTTACATTACACCAGCAACTGCTGCCCCTCCGAACATGGGGGAAATTGTTCACGGTGATAATGTACTCAGTCAAATGCTATTCGCAAAGACTGATATAAACGGTGTTGCTTATACAGGAACTAAACTAGCCATTGGTGATATTCTGGTTATTGGTGGAACTCAATATGTACTAGATGCCGCCCCTGTCGAATACCCCACTTATTACGGCGTTTATATTGAACCAGAAACACAAAAGCAAGATGGTGTTTATCCAGTAACAGTTTATGCCGGTGGTGCACAACCTCCTGCATTTAATCCAATCGACCTATTCGCCGCTGGCGAGCAGGGCGCATGGTACGATCCGAGCGACTTCAGCACCATGTTCCAAGACAGCGCAGGCACTACGCCGGTCACTGCGGATGGTCAGCCGGTTGGGTTGATTCTGGACAAGTCAGGCCGCAACAACCACGCCTCCCAATCCACTGCCGCCGCCCGTCCGGTGCTTCGCCAAGACGCCAACAGCAAGTATTACCTTGAGTTCGACGGGGTGGATGACTCTCTGAGTACCGCTGCGATTGACTTCACTTCGACGTACAAGATGTCGATGTTTAGTGGTGTTTATAACAATAATGATAGCGTTGGAACTATTTTACAGTTGAGTAGCGTAGAAAGCGATCCTGGAAGTTTGTTCTTACGTGCGCCTGGACACGCCGCAAGCACTTACGGGTTTGCTGCGACTGGAAGCGTCGCTCAACTTTCATTTTTAACGCCAGCAAGTTACCCATCTCCAGCTTTATCTGTTTTGTATGCAGGATATGATCTTTTTCCAGATAATGGTGTCATTTCGTATAAGGTGAATTCCTCTGCTGAAACGACTGTTAATACCGTTACCACGGGAACATCTGTATTTGCAAACAGGCCTTTGTATATAGGGTCTAGGTCATCTTCCATATTTCTAAACGGTCGCATCTACTCCCTGATAGTCCTCGGTCGCCTCGCCACCACGCAGGAAATCACCGACACAGAACAGTGGGTAGCAGAAAAAACAGGAGTAACACTACCATGAGTAATTTTTCAGCATCAATTCCAGTAGCCGATATGGACTCGGCGAATGCAACACTACAGGCCGCTGGGTATGGACCTAGTAACTTCTCTGTCCCTGCTTATAGCAGCCCCAGTCCAGACTTTGCCTTGCTTCATTGCTGGCATAATCCAGCATTTGAGGCTGCTGTAACAGCTATTCCAAATGTAGTAATTCAACAGGGTCTAGCTACCCCACCAGCAACCACTACAGAAGTGGCAAATACAGTCGGTGCTGAGTGGTCAGCAGATGCCAAGCCTCTAACAGGGCAGGTAACACCGGGTCTGTATCGTGATACTGCTGGTGTTCTTTGGTGGGTTATTCAAGCCTACGACACAGCCCTCTATCCTGACCCATTACTTATTCCTGCACTCATCCGTGTGGCTAAGGTTCCGGGTGAGACACTACCATGGCAACAGCCACTTGATCAGTACGATGCTTACAAGCTAGTTAATTCATTCACCGGACTACCAGACCAATCTATCCATAATGGTTTTACATGGAAGGTTAGTCAGGCAGACGGGGCTGGTAACAACATCTGGGAACCGGGCGTATTCGGCTGGGTTCAGGTGTAAATCATGGGAGGCTGGACCTACGACTCAGGGCAATGGAATGTCTATTGCGATGTATGTAAAAGAAAGATAAAGGCTGGAGAGGCCAAGCATCGTTGGGATGGATTCATTGTATGTCCTGATGATT